TCAGCCTATATAGCGCTGGTAGACCTCCCATCATCGGTAAGGGCAGGGGATTGGACACACGCCAGAGCCATCACCAAGCGAATCGAAGGAGCAATAGAACAAGGCGGGTGGACGGCTGCTGAGGCTGCTAGGCTTCACAAGATGCAAGAGGCGTGGGCGGTTAGGGCAGCGGGCGCAGACCCAGTGTTCAATATCAAGGGTTGGCAGCGCAAGGGTAGTGGCCACAACCTGTCACCAGCATTAAAGCTACTACGAGAGATTAGCAGCACACTGAGGGAGAGGAAAGAATGAGCCTACCATTCAAACACACAGACGAGAGCGACCCGGCCTCAAGCGGCGGATACCAACAAGAGATTGATGGTGGGTACGCCCCTTTTGATTTTGTGATACCGGGGTCTGACCACCAGGGGCACTCCGAGCGAGTCTACTGTAGAGTGCAACCTCAACACGCCAGGGCGTTATCCAAGATATTGACCAGCAAGCGCTTCCCCTTTCGCACCACCGGCGACATAATGCGATGGTGCATCATAAGAGGTATGAAGGTACTGGACAGGTTGGAACCAATGCCGGGGTTCCTGGGAATGGCCGAGACCATCAACGAGGTCTTGAGGCAGCAGTTGTACCTGCAAGAGTTTACCAGCATGTTCTCCACTATGACGCAGGTAATACAGCAGCATATCTCAGCAGGGGCAGAAGGAGAAGCCAGAAAACTGCTGAGCGTGGTGTTGGGCCATATCAGGAAAATGGAGGATGAGCCATTCTGGAGGAAAAAAGCAGAGGAAGAGGTAAAAGCCAGATTCGGCCACCTAATGGAGGGTGGAAGAGGGAAAGTAGGATTGGGAGTACACCAAGAGGAGGAGCAATGACCATCAAGGAGCAACAACAGCAAATGGAGGGAGCAGGGGGAGCGCTTATCCAGCTATCCAGCCTGTTCATGTTCTCAGCTATATTGGCAGCGGTATGCGCACTGCTTGTGATCGGCATTAAGGTTATCTGGCTGGTATTGGTTGGATTGTGGGGGGTAGTCTAATGACCCTATTACCACTCCCGCCCCAACTGGACTCGACCTTATATGGCTCCGGTGACGGACTCATATTTGCCTTGGGGATAGCCTGCATGTTCTACTGGTTTTGGCGGTATACCGTCTGGAGCAGAGAACATGGCAGACCAGAATACAGAGAAGACCGGCGGCAACTGGATAAGCGGAGCGATCAAGCATCCGGGAGCGCTGCACAAGGACCTGGGAGTGGCGATGGGCGAGACCATCCCACAGGGCAAGCTCAAGGCTGCAGTGGCGGGCAAGTATGGCTCCAAGACAGCAGCCAGAGCCAGGTTCGCGAAGGAACTTCACAGCTTCCATTCCGGATAGCCCACTATTTTGACCCTGCCGAGAGCGGGGGAGTAGTGTGCTTCCTTTGTGGTGAGGGAGAGAGGTCTAAGTGGCACATATAGACTGTCCTCCTCCGTCCGCTATCGGCTTGCCGTATGATGAGTGGAGACCCGGCCAGTGGGAACTGCTCACTGGGATTGTGGACCATCCTAGCCCCCACCATATGTTGATAGCTCCTACAGGCTTTGGCAAGTCGCTGGCTTATATGGGCATGGCTATGCTCAATGGTGGCAGGACAGTGTTGCTGACCTCCACTAAGGCCCTGCAGGATCAGCTTACCACAGACTTTGGGCACCTATTGTACGATGTCAGAGGTCGATCCGCCTACCCTTGTGTTCTGGCGGAGGCTCAGCCACAGTTAGCCTACCTTACCCGCCCAAACATGACAGCGGCCATTGCTCCATGCCGGTGGGGATTCGAGTGTCCTCTCAAGTCTGCTGCTGGCTGCCCATACTTCGACCGAGTGCGCGGAGCCAGATTTGCCCAAATCGTGGTGACCAATTATGACTTCTGGTTATACAACGATATAGGGAGAGTAGACTTGCTGGTAATGGATGAGGCCCACCAAGCTCCCCAAGAGTTGGCCGACTTTCTATCTTTCCACTTGACCAAAGAGCAGAGGGTATACCTCAGTGGCAAAATGCCAGAAGGGGAAGAAGTGGAGCACTGGCGGGATTGGGCGCGCTGGATGGTGGAGAAGGTAAAAGACAAGGCCAAAACCAGCAAGTCCCAACAGATCGCAGAGGTGGTACAAGGACTGGAGAAGATTATAAGTCTAACCGAGAAAGGGGAGTGGGTAGTGGAGCGGTTCCCGGACGGCGCTGTCCACTTCGATTGCGTCAATCCAGAGGCATTCGGGAGTATGCTTTGGGGTAAAGCTACTAAGTCTGTGATGGTGAGCGCAACATGTAACACCATGACCGCCCAGGCTATCGGGCTTAGCAACACAAAAGTGTGGGAGGCGGCATCAGCCTTCCCACCAGAAAGGAGACCAGTATGGGTTGTCGAGGGGGGCGTGCAGGTCAACTACCGCATGGTAGAGGGCCAAAAGCGGATGTGGGTCAACCTGATCGACCGCATTTTATCATCCCGTGCGGATCGGAAGGCTATAGTACATACGACGAGTTTCGAGAGGGCGAAGTACTTGCTGCAGTACTCCAGCCACTCTTCGAGATTGTTGCTCAACGACTCCTTCAATACACGTCGAACGGTGGAGTACTTCAAGCAGGCGCAGGATCCATTAGTTTTGGTCTCGCCGTCAGTGACAACAGGCTACGATTTTCCATACTCCCAATGCGAATTACAGGTGATTGGAAAGGTCCCGTTCCCGGACCTCAGGACGAAGGCAGCCAAGGTGAAGAGCGAGAGGAACAGGGAATGGGCAGGGTACATGGCGGCTCAGGCGATAGTCCAGAGCAGCGGGAGGGGGATGAGAGCAGCCGACGACCGGTGTGAGACATTTGTGGTCGATGGGAACTTCGGCTGGTGGTACAGGCAAAACAGGAAATACACACCCAAGTGGTGGCAGGAGGCGGTCCAGCAGTGCAGCATAGGGCAACTGCCGCCAGCGCCACAAAGGCTTAACCTTTAACCTTGACACCATTGACTCCGAGTCAATAGGTATGGTAAACTGGAAGAGTGGGTGGGTGCCGGGTGCGCCTTACCCTTTAACATTAACCCAGCACCACCAACCAGCGCTAAGGAGGCGCATCATCATGGGACTTTCACTACGACCATCCACATTCTCACAAGGCGGGCTGATCGATGATATCGATGCCGAGATCGTCAGGGCGCGCTTTGTGATCTACGACTACGACGGCAAGGCCGACCGGCCAGCCCTCTGCGTACTGCTGCAACTCAAGGACAGTGAGGGACAGGAACACGCCCAATACTACTCTGCTGGAGACCCTGCCTACTTCGTGCCGAGCGAGGACCCCAAGAACGAAGAACTGAACGGGATCACGCTGGTGCAGGTGGGTGACAAGACCAGCCTCAACGGTGGGACCAACGCGGCACTGATGCTCAACAGTCTGGTCCAGGCTGGATTCCCAGAGGACAAGCTTGATGCGGGAGACTTGAGGGCGATCGAGGGGCTGAACGCCCACTTCAACCGGGTGCCGCAGCCGAAGAGGAGCGGACTGCCCAAGAAGCCGGGGCAGGAAGGCAAGGGGGACCCTATGGTGCTGCTGATCACCGAGATCAACAGTCTGCCAGGGGAGCAGAAGGCCAAGCCATCGTCCGGTGGGAAGACCTCCCCCGCGACGTCAAAATCGCAAGCTGCTTCCACCCCCCCATCCAACGTATCAGCAGGGGGGGACGATCTGGTGGGCGAGCTTACCAGTGAGCTTATCGGTCTGTTTGCCGCCGAGGGCGCCACCAGCCTCAAGAAGGTTGAGATCGCCAAGAAGCTGTTCAGCAGCATCGACAAGTCCAACCCCAACCGCAACAAGATGGTGGGTATGGCCTCCAGGGATGAAGTGCTCAAGAGCCTGGAAGGATTCACCTATAACGGGTCCGTGCTGACCCAGAACCAGTAGTCCACCAAGCAGTCAATAGCAAAGGGAGAAGGCATGAAGGTCCAGGAGATTAATTCGCGACTGACAGAGGTCCTGCAAGGGACTTTTGGGCATCCGGAGCGGTCTGAGGGCCTTCATGTCTCCCGTATATGGGAAGACTTAGATAGAGCGATACACGCCAAGCGCGGCGGGATAGACCAATATGATTTGGAAGAGTATGGGACTTTAGGATTTGTGTGGGAGAGAGTGCTAGAGACAACTCTCGAACAGCTGGCCTTATCTAGTGGCCGATACATGCGCCCTGGTGAGCAGTTTTGCGATGGCATCTACCTTACCCCTGATTATGTGGACCTCGACTTTATGGGTGATGGGTCCTGGATTATGGGAGTAGAAGAGTGGAAAGTCCGCTGGTGCTCATACCGTAAAGGGGATAATCTGGAGCAGAATTTCTGGAAGTGGCTGGTGCAGACCAAGGCATACTGCTACGTCCTCAATACTAATCTAGCTAGGCTTAGGTCTCTTTTTATAGCTGGTGATTGGAAGCAGGATATTACCCCCAGGCTCAGGACTTGGGAGTTAATATTCACATCACGCGAACTGCAAAACAACTGGGACATGCTTACAGGGCATGCCAAAAGGAAAGGGTGGCTGTAATGGCGGGAACTGTGATAGGGGAGGCCAGTGTCTTTACGCTGGCAAGCAAACCAACCAAGCGCAGGATGATAGTATCGGTCGAGGGAACAGAGAAGAGCGGCAAGAACCACTTCTCCTTCACAGCCCCTGGACCAATCTACGTCCATGACTTCGACTTTGGGGACGAGGGGGTAATCCAGAAATTCCAGCCAAAAGGGGCCTTCTACCGTCCCGGCCTACAAATCTATAAGGCCAACTATAAGCTCAAGATAGCGCCGGGAACCGCTATCCAGCTTAGCGCCGATACCGCCCGCCCGGTATGGGAGAAGTTTGTGGGGAACTACCAGGAGGGGTTGGCCAAAGGCAGGACCACAGTGATTGACACTGGGACAGAAGCCTATGAAGTGTTGCGGATGGCGGAGTTTGGCAAGCTGACTCAGGTGTTGCCCCACCACTACGGCCCTGTGAACCAAGCAATGAAGGATTTGTGGCGGTCCGCTTACGACACCGACTCCAATCTGATAGTCCTACACCGGATGAAGGAGGAGTGGGAGAACAAGGTGGTGGGGGGGAAAGAA